ATGAGATCGTAAAGTTCCGCGTAACTCCTGTTCAACATCCTGCGCCACTCATCATTTGTGATGAATTGGCCATTTTCCATGTCAGCGCGCTGCTTCGTTAAAAGGCGCAGCGTACTCAGTGAAACTATATCTGCCATATTTCTGTCCGTTTAATAGCTGTTATATATTCCATGAATTGCATCCAGGACAGCTTCGGAGTCTCCACTTTTTACTGCAGAAATCAGCTCCTCGGCCATCTCATGCTGCTCATCGGAATATTCTTCCATTTCTTCCTCATCTTCATCCATATAATCCATTTCATCTTCATCATGATCCTTGTCCCTGGACTTACCTTTCTTGCCCTTTGAGAGAATCATGATTGCACTTTCCTTTGGAAACATATTTACCTCCTATTTGGTGAGGTCAGTGTTTCGCATGAAAACAACGAAATGAACGATTGGTCCAGTCAAATCCACTTGCAAAGTAGAACCAAGCTGCTCCATGTCAACATCGTGAACGATGAAACTTGAAGTGCCTGCTGTACTTGTGTTAAGCGTAATATTGGACGGTGCTTCAGAGTTGAGTTCAAAAGAACACATTACACTCAGGATTCCTGGATAGGAGTCACCAAATGTAACTTTCCATTTCCCAACTCCGGTCCTGGCTACTGTAAACCCAGTGCCGGTAGTAGTGGAAGGATCTGAAGTCCCATTCATCGTGAAACTGCCTGCCATGATTTTTAATTCTGGCTGCAGTGCCTGCACATCATAGAATATTTTTGCTGCCATTTGGCCCTCCTTTCATTATGGTAGGGTTATGACACAATTGTATCCTGGAGCTGAACACCCAAGCTGACTGTAGGAATGAACGCGGACCTCCACGCCATCATCTGCTGCCTGCCTGAGAACACGATTTCCGTCCAACTCAGTAAGCTGGACTGCATCTCCAATGCTCATTAAAGACCAATTCTTCAGGGTCAATAAATAGGCCGTTGATGCAGGACAATCTTTGTCCGGTACAACTTTAACAACACCATGAGGTGCATAAAACTCAAGTGAGCGATAGCCACTGATGGAATCACTATGCTTAACCTCACGCTGTACCTGGGCATTCATTGCTTTTTCGATATTCACGAAATCTGCAAATGAACAGAACAGATAATCTGGTTTTCCACCTTCCCTGGCTGTCAATGCTGCGCCTTCAATAAGCGCCTCGATGACAGTTCCACTGGAACCATCATAGCGTTGACCAGCTAACCTGGTTGGATCATCTGAACGATCCTCACCAAAGAAACTGTCACCAGAAGTTGGAGCCGTTGCCGGAATCCATCCTTCCAGACCAGTAATCATGCCGTCATAATCGCCACTAACATACACATAGTCATTCTGCGCAATTGCAGAAATACCGGCACTTAAATTACCGCTCATTGTGACTTGCATTGTTGTTGCTGTGCGATTTACTGCAGATACAGTAACGGTGCCTGACCTTACAGAAGAACCGGTTTTGGTGCCTGCAACTGCAAGTACCTGACCGACTTCAAAGTTCAGAACATCATTGTCTGTTACCAGGTCCAGTGTGGTTACTCCAAATGAAGAGTTGTTCACCTGACCAATTGCACCTGAACCATCCCTGAATAGAGATGTTGAAATTGAATCGCCAACTGAACGGAGAACACCATCAATCTCAGTGGTCATCGCATCCAAAAATGAATAACGATCACCCTGTGAAGCAGCTGCTGCCTCACCACTGACTTGTGCTACACCGTAATTGGTTTTTCGGGTTAGTAAGAATTCGCCCACCTTACTTGCAGTCGAATTGGACTGAGCAGTACTGAACGTCGCAGATCTGCCCTGGGGGCGGGTGTAATAAATTGGTATGGGGGCATTTTTGCCCTTAAAGCCAGTATCCTTTGGAACGAGTTCCAAGAACGGATGTGAGTCGTAAACTACTTTGGCAACTTCACCCGGTTTGTAATACTGTTTTAAAGCATTGTCCCATGCCGTCATTGTTGCTGATGCCATAAGAACCTTCTTGTTTGGACATTATGACCTCTTTATGCAGTCGCAGATGCAGCTGCAAGTGCAGCATTAAGTCTCTCCCTTTTTGTTTTGGGTTCAACTATTTTAGTTGGCTGCGAGGCCGAAATTTTGTTTCTAAGAGTTTTTCTTGTCCGTGAAGATTCCGATGGGGTATCCGTGGGGCCAGCATCGGGCTGGAACAGTTTTTTCAGCTTACTGGATTTGGCAAGCTGTTGAGTCTGTTGCTCATAAAATGTTTCTACTTCCTGCAGAATTTCATCGTCCGGCTTAACAGTGCCGGTTTCATTTGCTACGATTTTCTGCATCTCCAGAATTGTTGGCCAGGCATTATCCCACTGGGCAGCCACAAGCTCATATTCTGGATTGTTATTCACTTTAGTTTTAAGTCTATTTACATAACTGTCAATCTGTTTTTGTCTTTCCATAGTTTCCAGCTTTGCCAAACGCCCCTCAATCTCTGGCGTAAGTGCAGCTGGTTCTTCTTTTGATGTTTGCAGCTTACCATCCTGGAGCACCTGGTTGGTGGCACTTTCGTATGTCCAGCCAACTTTTTCAAGGGCCGTTATCATGTCTCCACGATCAGCTGCAGCCCTTGCTTCCTGGAGTGGTTTCAGTTCTTCTTTTTCCTTCTGCAGCTGCTGGCGTTCCTTCTGAACCTCACGCTCCTTTGCTGCAACCTTTGAAAAGGCTTTGCTGACTTTGGGTGCAGGTTCAGGTTCAGCTTCTACCGGTTCCGGTTCAACTTTCTCAACCTCCTCAACTTCCTCAACCTTCTCCTCAAGCTCCTCTTGTGGAATTCGATCTGCAAGCCAATCTGCAATTTGCTCCTGGTCCTGCTTCTCCTGCTGCTCTTCCTGCTCTTCCTGGGTTAATTCTACTGTTTCTGTTTCTGCAACTTCTGTTTCTGTTATTTCCGTTTCCGCTTGTTCAACTTCTTCCATATCCGTATCCGTTTAAATTGGTAATGTTGGTGGTGCTGCCGGTGGACCTGCCATCCCTGGCTCTGCCATCATTCCTTCCGGCATCGGCAATCCTTGCGGACCAGGCGGGAGAGATTCCCCTGGACCTTCCGCACCCTCCGGCAACGGTAATGCGCCCCCTGCTGGTGCAGCTCCTTCGGGTGGAGTTTCTGGCTGCATCAGGGCATCACATTCCTCAATGAATTGGAGCATGAGAGATATTTTGTCCAGGGAGAGCTCGTCCTGCTGTGCTTCCAGGTATGCAATGGTCATCCTCTCTTTTGCAAATGCAAGATCCATTGCAGGTTCCGGTGCATGGTAGATCCCCTCATCCACAATTTCCTGTATTCTCCACTCTACATCTCGCTCAAGAACATCATACAGGCTGGTGACACTCTCCAGATCCGGAAAGTCCAGCAGCCGAACAATGTGCTCCCGCTGCGAAATGACTCCATTCTGAATGAGCTCCGTAACTGCCTGCAATCTTCCTGCAGGAGTTGAGGGCAAAAGTGAAACTGGATATGCCTGGAGTATGTAATCGTTCTCTGCCATTTTCACATCCTTGAAATCAATCTCCTCCAGGGCATGGCCCTTGATCCCGCGTACAGGAAATGACCCTGACTCTTTGACTATTTCCCGCGCAAGATCAAAGAACCACGCTGCAGCATCCATAAACGCTTTTTCAAAACGCTGCCCCACTGAAATAAAACGCTCAGTTTCAATATCGTGGTATGTTCTGAGGGCAGCCCCGCTTTCCAGACCAGCTGGTTTTTTGCCGGTTGCACTCAGTTCCGAAACTCCTGCAATTTCATACGCCTTTTGGTAAAGACGCTCCATGTGTGAATAAACTTCAGGGTGCATTGCAGTTGGCGTGTAGCTCTGAGGTGGCTGCCCTACATAATTTACGATTGTGCCTGGTACGTTGCGTAACCTGGATTCTACTACCCTGGAACCATGTTGCACAAATAACCAGGGTACACTTAGCAGGTGCATACTCTGCTGAATCCTGAGTGCGAGTTTGTTAATTTCCATCTGGATATTCTTCAGCTGCTCTGCCAGGGATATTCCTGCA